ATTATGGTTCTGACTCACAATCTGCATCTACATTACTATCAACATTATCTAGTTGGGGAACAAACCATAGATTAAGAGGTATTGCATATTTGGCTTTAAGATTTACTTGGAATCAAGACGCATTTAGTTCAATACCTAAAGTCCAAGCATTAGTTCAAGGAAAAAAAGTTGTAACATTAGCATCTAACTTATCAGAGCAGACAGCAAGTTTTTCAAGCAACCCAGCATTTTGTCTTTTAGATTATTTAAGAAATGAAAGATATGGAAAAGGTATAGCAACAGCAGATATTGATTTACAAAGTTTTTATGACGCTTCACAAGTTGCTGTAACACAAGTAACACCTTATTCAGGAGCTTCAGATATAAACATATTTGATTGTAACGCTGTATTAGATACATCAAAAAAAATTATTGATAATGTTAGAATTATTTTAAGAGGTTGTAGAGGTTATCTTCCTTACACAAGTGGTAAATATAAATTAATTATTGAAACAACAGGTTCAGCTTCTATTACATTAACAGAAGATGATATTATAGGTGGCTACACTTTAAATAGTGAAAACAAAAATGATAAATACAATAGAGTTATTTGTAGCTTTGTAAATCCCGATAGAAACTTCCAAGTAGATGAAGTTCAATTTCCACCAATAGATGATTCAGGTTTAGCAAGTGCAGATCAACACGCAAACATGAAAACTGCTGATGGTGGTTTTTTACTAGAGGGAAAATTTGATTTTCAAACAATTACTTCTCCTTATCAAGCAGAAGAAATGGCAGAGATAATTTTAAGAAGAAGCAGAGAAGCTTTGAAGTTAGATATTAATGTAAGCGGTGATGGTTACGATCTTGCAATAGGAGATATAGTAAATATTACACACGCATCATTAGGTTTTTCTGCAAAAACTTTTAGAGTGTTAGCTGTAAGTTTTAATGAGGATTATACAATAGGTTTAACTTTAGTTGAGTATCAAGCATCTCATTACACTTGGGCTAGTAAAGCACAACAATCTTCAACTCCAACAACAACATTACCAAATCCTTTTTTAATTCAACCACCAGCTTCAGTTACTTTAACAGATACATTGGTTGAGTATAATGATGGAACAGTTATTGTAGCTTTAGATATTGCTGTGGGTGCTTCTCCAAATAGCTTTGTTGATTTTTACCAAGTAGAATATAAATTAAGCACAGACTCTAATTTTATAATATATGCACAAGGTTCAGGATTAAATCATAGAGTTTTAAACGTAATAGACCAAAAAATTTACAATGTAAGAGTTAAAGCTGTTGGTGTAAGTGGTGCATCTAGCACTTATGTTACTGCAACAAGAACTATCGTAGGTGCAATAGAACCACCAAGTGATGTAGAAGATTTTGGTTGTAATATAGTCGGTCAAGAAGCACATTTAGGTTGGACTCAAATATCTGATCTTGATTTAGCATTTTATAGTTTAAGATATAGTGAAGAAACTGATGGAACTGCTGATTGGCAAAACTCAGTTGCTTTAGTAGAAAAAGTATCAAGACCAGCAACTTCTATTTCAGTACCAGCAAGAGCTGGAACATATCTTATAAAAGCAGTTGATAAATTAGGTAACTTTAGTTCAAATGCTACTGCTGTTATTTCAAATGTAACAAGCACATTAAATTTTAATGCTGTTGCTACACAATCAGAACACCCTAGTTTTTCAGGAACTTTAACAAACACAGTTATTACTGATGATGCCATTGAGTTAGATTCTTCTGAATTATTTGATAGTGCTTCAGGAAATTTTGATGCCGAAACAACTAGATTTTTTGATTCAGGTGTTGCTAATGCTGATTTTCTTTCAAGTGGTAATTATCAATTTTCAGATGTTATTGATATTGGTGCAAAACATACTGCTAGAATTACTGCATCATTAACGCAGACTTCAGATAACCCTGACGATTTATTTGATAATAGAAGTGGTGATTTTGATGATGCTAAATCTAACTTTGATGGAGATACACCAGCTAATGCAAATGCACATATAGAAATAGCAACTTCTGATGATAACTCTACATTTACATCTTTTCAAAACTTTGTAATAGGAGATTATACAGCTAGATATTTTAAATTTAGAGTTGTTTTAATTTCAAGAGATAATGCTTCTACACCAAGAGTTACTGCTGTTACAGTAACAATAGATATGCCTGATAGAATTTTTAGTGGAAATGATATATCTTCAGGTGCTGGAACTAAAACAGTAACATTTACAAATCCTTTTAAAACTGTTAATTATGCAGTTGGAATTACAGGTCAAGGAATGGCAACAGGAGATTTCTTTTTAGTAGAAAGTAAAACAATTAATGGATTTAATGTAACCTTTAAAAACTCAGGTGGTTCAGCAGTTTCAAGAACTTTTGATTTTATTGCAAAAGGTTTCTAAAAGGAGTATAAACCGAATATGGCACAACACGATTACGATATAGCAAACGCATCATTTCCAACAGTTAGATCAGATATTAATAGTGTTTTATCTGCAATCAATTCATCTAATTCAGGTTCATCAAGACCAAGTTCTGCTGTTGCTGGAACGATTTGGCTAGATACATCAGGTGCGGCAACCGCCCAACTTTTAAAATTCTATGATGGTTCTGATGATATAACTTTAGCAACTATTAATTTCACAGCTAATACGGTTGATTTTCAAGATAGTGCTGTCAGTTCAGATTTAGTCAATGATACTTCTCCTCAATTAGGTGCAGATTTAGATACAAATTCTTTTAATATAAAAATAGATGACGCACACGGAATACAAGATGATGATGGAAACGAATTAATTACTTTTCAAAAAACGGGTTCAGCAGTAAATCAATTTGATATTACAAATAATGCAACAGGCAGTAATCCAATATTTGAAGCAACAGGTGGAGATACTAATATTGGAGTAGATATAAAACCAAAAGGTTCAGGAGAAGTTGTTATAGGCACAGGTTCAGCATCAGCAACTTTAACAACAAAAGGAACTCACGATTTAGTTCTTGATACCAATGCTGGAACAAACTCAGGAAATATTACAATAACTGATGGTGCAAATGGAAACATAGATTTTACTACTAATGGAACAGGTGCAATAAAATTTAACGATCTAGCTTATATACCACAACAAGCATTAACATCTTCTTCTAATGCTGTTGCATGGGATAGTCAGGCAAAACCAAACGCATATCATTTAACAACTGAGAATACAACTTTTTCTGCTCCATCAAATGCAGTTGAGGGTGCTTTTATTTGTTTAGAAATTAATTATGATGGAACTCACACAATTGGTTGGAATACAGTTTTTGAATTTTCAGCTTCAACAGAACCAACTGAAACATCTACAAACGGAAAAACAGATATTCATATTTTTAGATACAATGGTGCAATATGGCAAGAAGTAGGTAGAACAATGAATTTAAGTGAAAGTTAAAATATGTGGGCATTAGTAGAAGATAACGAAATAACAAAAATTATTAATAAACCAAAAGGTTTAGTTATAGGAGATACTCGTCATTCAAGAAAAATATTTGAATATTGGAGTAAAGAAGAAAAAGAAGCGATTGGAATTTATGAAGTAATATTTGATAATTCTAATAAAAAAGATGAAGAATATTACATTAATACAAATCAATCTTTTGACTATTCAGATGGAGAAGTTATTGCAAGTTATGGAAGTGCAACACCAAAAGCTTTAACAGATATTTTATGGACACAAGAAGATTCTGATAATGAAGATTTACCAGACAATAAAGAAATAGGAGATGTTAAAGTTGAGGGATTAAAAACTAAACATAAAAGAATTATTAAACGCAAAGCAAGTGGATTATTAACTCCGACAGATTGGTATGTATTAAAAGCAACTGATGTAGCAGAATATTCAGTACCAAGTGAGGTATCAACTTTTAGAACTAATGTAAGAACAAGATCAAATGAAATGGAAACTGCTATTGACAATGCAAGTGATGTAGATGCTTTAAAAACATTATACGAATATACTGAACAAGCTGATGGTTCATTTGCAAGACCATTAGGAGAATTTCCAACATTGGAGATTTAATGATTCCAATTCTTTCAGGCAACGTAGCATCAGCATTACCAAGTGGATATGACGTAGATAATTCCTGTAGGTTTAATGGAGCTGATTCTGCTTATTTCTCAAAAACACCATCTTCAAACGGAAGCCAAACAATTTCAACATTTTCAGCTTGGATTAAAAAAACAGTAAATGGAAGTTATGAGGGTATTTTTACATCTGTTTATGAAACAGGAGAATATTTTGAAATAAATTTTGAACCAAGTGATAAACTTGAAATAAGAAGTAAATATAGTGGTAGTTATGTTTTAAGAAAACAAACTACTAGAGTTTTTCGTGACCATTCTAGTTGGTATCATATAGTAGTTGTTCTCGACACAACAAATGGCACAGCAGAAGATAGATGTAAAGTTTATATTAATGGAGTAAGAGAAACTTCTTTTTCTACAAACACAAATCCAGGCAGTAGTCAAAATTTAGGATTAAACGCAACCAGCTATGAACACAGAGTGGGTAGAGATGAATGGTCTACACCAGCTTATTTTGATGGTTATATGGCAGAAGTTCATTGGATTGATGGTACAGCAAAAGCCCATACTGATTTTGGAGAATTTGATTCTAACTCACCTACAATTTGGAAACCAAAAGAATATACTGATGGTGGTTATGGTACTAACGGTTTTTATTTAGATTTTGCTGATAGTGGAAATTTGGGAGATGATGAAAGTGGAAATACATTGGATTTAGCAGAAAATAATATAGCCGCAGAAGATCAAGCAACAGACACTTGCACAAATAATTTTTGCACATTAAATCCGCTTGATTGGTCAAATACAGGAACTGATATTTATAGTATTTTATCACAAGGTAATTGTTTATATACAAGTTCAGGTGCTGGTGCTGGAAATAATAGCGGAGTAGGTTCTACAATTGGAGCATCAAAAGGCAAATGGTATTTTGAAGCCAAAACTACAAATACAACAACAGGTTGGTTAGGAATGATTTATAAACCTGTTGGTGGTAATGCAGATAGTAATGGTGGAATTTATGGTTCAGGGTCTGCTATGATGTATGGTATTAGTACCGCTGGAGAAAAAAGTATTAATGGAACAGGCACAAGTTCAGTTTTTACAGCACTATCGGCTAACGATATTATGTCGTTTGCTTATGATTTAGACAACGGATATTTTTATTTTGGAGTTAACGGAACGTATGTAACAAGTGGTAATCCAGCGAGTGGAAGTTCAGGAACAGGAGCAATTGGAGCAATAACAGCTTCTCATATAGCAGAATTTATGAGACCTGGAATTAATAATGGAAATTACGGAGCATCTTCTGTATTACAAATGAACTTTGGTGGTTGTCCATCATTTTCTATTTCATCAGGTAATTCAGATGCTAATGGTTACGGAAATTTTGAATATGCTGTGCCATCTGGTTACTATTCCATCAATTCAAAAAATTTAGCGGAGTTTGGATAATGGCTTATACGAATGGTTTAGATAATCCTGAATTATATTTTCAATGTAAAACATACACGGGTAATAATGGAGCAAATGCTATTACTTTAGATGGCGATGAAAATATGCAACCAGATTTTGTTTGGCTAAAACCAAGAAATTATGCTGACCATCATAGATTGATGGACGCAGTAAGAGGTCAATATACAATTTA